GTGCCAGCCCCGATTGATTGTCAAACATCTCGGAATTGCTTCCGTACTCGCAAGATACGCGAGTAATCGCTAAGCAAAACCGGAAATACGTGAACGGTAGGCCGCAAAAGCCCCGTATTCGCAAGCAAACAAATCACAATCGCGTGAGCAAGGTAAAGGAAGGCAAGTAATGGCCTACCCGCACCCAACTATTCGCTATCGCGAGAACAACCGCGAGATCTTGCGCGGCGTCACGAAAGACCATCGTGTTGGGAGGTTCGTCTTGCAGCAACGAGAGGACGAGACAGCAAAGACCACGCTGGACTTTACGGACGTCCTCAACGGCGCAACCATCACAGCCGCTGTTGCTGACAACAACATCGCCGGCAGCGTCTCAGTTTCAGGCGGGCAAATCACGCTCACCACGAATGGCCTGGGCATGGGCTATGGAGACACCGACATAACCGTGACGTTCTCGGACGGACGCATCCGCATCGAGAAGCTTCGCTATGTTGAGGTCAACGGGAACTGGCGCAGCGATTATGGCTGGACTTACGCATCGTGAGTGACCTGAGCGAACAGCAGGAACGGTTCTGCCGCGCTATCGTCAAAGGCATGAGCCAGCGCGAGGCTTACCTCGAAGCCGGATACAAGCCGAGCAACGAAAACGCGACAGACGCCGCAGCCTCGCGGTTGTTAAGCACTGTTAAGATACAGGCACGCATTGCAGAGATGCGCGAACCCATCGCCAGAAAGTTCGAAATCACAACGGACTTCCTCGCAACCGAGCTGCTGAATGTCTGGAAAGCCTCGATAGGCGCAGACGACAGAACCAACGCGCGTCAGGCGCTCATGGACATTGCCAAGCTCACGGGCCGCATCGTCGATATGAGCCGCGTGCAGGCTGAAAACATCAATTACAACCTGTCCGCAGATCCCTTGCCGGCCGAGGAATGGGAGCGAGAGTTTGGAGACGCGAACGCTCTGGGCGCCGCAGCCGGGTCCACAGCACGCGCTCATTAAATGCCCTGCGCGCGAAATCCTGTTCGGCGGGGCGCGCGGCGGTGGCAAGACTGACGGCATCGTTGGCCGGATCGGCCTTCGCCAGAAGATCATGGGCGCCAACTATAACGGCGTGATCTTCCGGCAGGAGATGCCGCAGGCGGACGACTTGATTGAACGCAGCCAGGCCGTTTACGGGCCGCTCGGCGCGCGGTTCAACAAGGTGCAGAGCCAGTGGAGCTTTCCCGATGGGGGCAGGCTCAGGTTCAGGCCGCTCGAAAGCATAGACGACGCGGCCAAGTATCAGGGCCAGAACCTCACCGACGCGGTGATCGAGGAAGCGGGCAACTATCCGACGCCCGACCCCATCGACCGCCTCTGGGGCGCTCTGAGGGGCGCTAACGTGCAGATGCTGCTGACCGCCAACCCGGGCGGCGCTGGCGCGTCATGGATAAGGCCACGGTTTCACATAGACGAGTGTCCGCAGGGAATGCGGATCTTCAGGGACAAGCTGCCCAACGGGGCGGAACATACACGCTGCTACATCCCAAGCCGGGTGACGCAGAACCGGGCTCTGCTGAGCAAGGATCCGGACTACGTCAACCGCCTGTATCTCGTCGGATCCAAGGAACTGGTTCGCGCCTGGCTGGATGGCGATTGGAACGCCATTGAAGGCGCGTTTTTCGATTGCTGGGGACCGCAACACGTTGTCAGCCCTTTCGAGGTGCCGGCCGAGTGGCATTGCTTCCGGTCTTTCGACTGGGGCAGCGCCAGCCCGTTCAGTTGCGGGTTCTGGGCTGTCGCAAGCGACGACCTGCACCGGCCCGAAGGCGTCATCCCGCGAGGTGCGCTGGTCAGGTTTAACGAATGGTACGGCGCCCGAGGGCCAAACAAGGGCCTGAAGCTCACCATTGAGCAGGTTGCCGCTGGCATCTTGGAGCGATCCAAGGGCAAGCGATACGTCGGCTGTGTCGCTGATCCGGCCATCTTTGCCGAGGATGGCGGACCGAGCCGCGCCGAAGTGCTGAGACGCAACGGCGTGGCGTTCAAGTCTGCCGATAACAAGCGTGTCGGCCGCAATGGCATGATGGGCGGCTGGGACGAGATGCGCCAACGGCTCGTTGGGCATGGCGGCCGGCCGATGATTTACACGTTCTCGACCTGCAAGGACTCAATTCGGACGATCCCGTCCCTGCCTCACGACACGACCAGGCCGGAAGACGTGAACACGGACGCAGAAGACCACGCAGCGGATGAATGGCGTTACGCCTGCATGTCGCGGCCGTGGATTGCTCCGCAACCAGACGCAGGACCGGGACGACCCCGCGACTACCGACCCCCACCAAAAACAGACAATTGGCGAGTGCTGTGACGACACCAAACCCACCCTCGTTAGGGGAACGCATCGCGGCTGTGCTGCCGCACCGCAACGGGGCGCCGCACGTGTTCCGCAGTGGTCGCCTGATGCATTGGGGCGGGGACAACGTGCCTTGCTATCTCACGTCAGACCCCTCGCTCTGGGTTGCCGGTGAGCTGCTGCTGCGCTTGAAAGGCACGAATTGGCAAACATCGTAAGCATGTCGTCTGCCAAGCCCGAAGCGGGCGAGGACGGCGCCGAGCGCATTCGGAAGATGGTGCGCGAGTATCTCGACACGATGGAAGAGGCCCGCGACCGCTCGGCCCTGGCGCGCGACTACTACGACGGCAAGCAATGGACGCGTGAGGAGATTGCGACCCTCAAACAGCGCGGCCAGCCTCCGATTGTGTTCAATCGGATCAAGAGGAAAGTGGACTCGATTTTGGGCGTCGAGCGCAACAGGCGCACCGATCCCAAGGCTTACCCACGGACACCACGCGACGAGCAAAGCGCCGACATCGTAACGCAGGCGCTGCGCTTCGTGAGCGACCAGACCAGGCTGAACAACATATTCTCAGGCGCTTTCGAATGCGGGATGATCGAGGGCGCTGGCGCTGCTGAAGTCATCATGGACGGGCCTGAGGATATCAAGGTCAACCTGATCCCGTGGGACGAGTTCATCTTTGACCCGCGCTCGAGCCGTCATGACTTCTCGGATGCTCGCTATCTGGGCGTCCTGAAGTGGATGGACGCTGACGACGCGATCAGCTTGTACCCCGACAAGGGCAAGGAGATTGAGGCGGGCATTACGGGCAGCGAGAAATCTTTCGTTGCGGATCAGTCTGTAGACGACAAGCCGTCATCTGGAACGTGGATCGACCGCAAGCGCCGGCGCGTCCAGGTCTGCCAGCTCTATTACAAGCAGGGCGCCGAGCATAACTACGCGGTGGTTGTCGGATCCACGCTCGTCATGGACGGGCCATCGTATTATTTGGACGAGAAGGGCAAGACTGTCTGCCCCATCGAGGCGTTCAGCGCGTACGTGGACCGCGAGAACGCCCGTTACGGCGTTGTCCACGACATGCGCGGGCCGCAGGACGAGATCAACCACAGGCGCTCCAAGGCCGTCCACTTCCTGCACTCCCGGCGCGTCATGGCCCAACAGGGCGCGGTGGCTGATGTGGGCCAGGCCAAGCGCGAGATTGCCCGTCCTGACGGCTGGGTGGAAGTTGTCGACCCGCAAGCCGTGCAGGTGCTGGACACAGCGCAGGAAACGACCGGCAACCTGAACATGTTGCAGGAGGCGAAAGCCGAGATTGACCTTCTCGGGCCGAACAACGCGCTTCAGGGCAAGGGCACGGAAGGCGAAAGCGGCCGCGCCATCATCGCGCAGCAGCAGGCAGGGCTTGCAGAGCTCGCGCCGCTCTATGACCGCTTCAATGATTTCAAGTTGCGCGTCTACCGGGCGACATGGGCCAGGATCAAGCAGTTCTGGAAAGCCCCGAAGTGGGTGCGCATCACGGACGATGAGCAGGCGACGCAATTTATCGGGCTGAACCAGGTGCAGGTGGACCCGATGACGGGCCAGCCGATGGTGCAGAACGCTGTGGCGCAGATGGACGTGGACGTGATCCTCGAGACGGGACCGGACACGGTCACGTTGCAGTCGGAGGAGTTCGAGCAACTCGCGCAGATCATGCCGCAACTGGCCGCGCTGCCGCCGCCTTACGCGCTGGCGCTGATCGAGGCGAGCAGCCTGCCGGCGCAGCGCAAGAAGAAGATGACGGAGCTGTTGTCGGGCGGTGGCGAGCAAAGCCCCGAGGCGCAGGCGATGGCGCAGAAGCAGGCGCAGATGCAGGAACGCGCTGCAATGGCCGAGATTGCGACAAAGGAAAGCTCCGCCGCGCTGAACATGGCGAAGGCGCAGAACGAGGGCGCGCTTGCGCAATCCAACATTGAGCTAGAGCGCGAGCGGATGACGGCCGAACAGGTCAAGGCGCAGGGCGAGACAGCTATCAAGGCGCAGGAACTACAGATCAAGCAGCAAGAGCTGCAATTCAAGCTGGCCGAACTGGACCTCAAGCGGGCCGAACTCGGGCTGAAGCAGCAGGAACTGGCGGCGAACGTCGAGATGGAACGCGAGCGTTCCGCGCTGACCGAGCGCATGGCCGACCGTCAGGCGATGGCAGAGGACAACCGCGCGCAACGCGAGGCGTCGAAGCCGAAGGAAACCGAGAAGCCGGACAAGAGCGGGGATGCTGTGGGCATGGGCCTGCAAGCCCTGGCTGCGGCACTAAGCAAGCCTAAATCAATCGTCCGTGGTGCGGATGGCAAGCCGATAGGGATTGAATAATGAGCAAGGGCAATACCTTCGAGAACGATCTGCTTTTGTTGATCTTCAACAACACCGCAGCGGCGCTCATTGGTGACGCATCGGGCCTGCAACCGTCAGCTACGGCGGGCTCGCTCTATGTGTCGCTGCATACGGCCGACCCGGGCGAAGCTGGAACCCAGACCACGAACGAATGCGCTTACACGAGCTATGCGCGGGTCGCTGTCGCACGCTCTGGCGCTGGCTGGACGGTGTCGGGCAACGCCGTGACCAACGCTGCGCTTGTGCAGTTCCCGCAATGCACGGGCGGTTCCGAGACGGCGACATACTTCGCGATTGGCACGGCATCGAGTGGCACGGGCAAGGTGCTGTATCGCGGTGCGTTGTCGGCTTCGCTGGCGATAAGTAGCGGAATTCAACCACAATTCTCCGCCGGTGACTTGGACGGCACCGAAGACTGAATTGAGGCGAGATCAGCATGGCTGGCTTCCGCAACCTTCGCGCATGGACCGACGCGGACAACGCTGGGCAATGCCACTTCACCAGCTTCCGCAAGGCTGTCTCATCGACGGCCACGACGACGAGCGCATGGATTGATTACAGCTACTTTCCGGGTGCGCCGACTGCCAACTTCTACGCATCCTCACCGCTTGAAGCAGCCTATGTGGATGCAGCGCGCGGCATCTACGTCCCGACCGTAACGCCTGCAACGCAATGGCTGCGCAACCTGAAGCTGATGAGCGCGGCGAGCAGCGCGACAAGCACGACGAGCGGGCGTCAGCAAATCGTTCTCGCTGACCTGCTGATGTACTATCCATTCGTGGATACCGATGCGGTAGGCGAACAGCAGGGCATGATTCAGACGGTGTCGCTGCCTCGCTACACAAGCGGCAGGGTCATAGCGGTGGGTCAGTCGGCGTCATCGACCACGGGCCAGTTCACGTTCAGATACACTAATCAGGACGGCACGGCAGGACGGACAAGCCAAAACCATTTCACCTTCGCGGTGGCTGGTGGCGGTCAGGTGGTGGCCTCAAGCGTTCAGAGCGCCACAAGCTATCACCCGTACCTGTCGCTCCAAGCTGGTGACAGCGGCGTGCGGTCTATTCAGTCGGTGACCTTCACGGCGGGCGGCGGCGGGCTGATGGCGCTGGTCATCGTGCAGCCTATCCTTGAGTGCTTCGTGACGCAGGAAAGCCGCAGGACAACGACTGGCAACCTTGAGAGCTACGGCGCGTGCGACGAGTTCGCCTCGGTCATCAATCACAGGCCGCGCCAGATCAAGGACGGCGCAGTGCTTAACCTTTTCGCAGCCGGTCACGCCGGTTCGCTCGCCTCATCGATCCTGGCGGGTATTCTCGAAACAACGTGGAACTGACGCATGGGCTGGTCTTCACAGGACGACCTAATCAACCAGATCACGACCAACGGCAAAACAGGCAACGTCTATTCCAACAAAACCCTTTCATCTGCCGGAACGGCTGGTCACTGGACGCTGCTTGCTGGCCATGCGGGCTTTCCTGCGGCTGCGACGTTTGCGGGAGCGGACCTCACCTACGTAGCGACCAATGACACATGGGGCGAGGGAACGCTTTATCATGGTGGCAACGTCTCGACAGCGACGAAGCACTTCCTGACGGCTGGCGCGACAGTGGTCGCGGCTGCGGGTGCGCCGTGGTATCTGATGGCGATTGACCTCGTTGGCTATGTGCCCTTGTCGGGAACCAACGTTTCGACCACGGGCACAAAGACCGTGACCATGACGGCGATTTCCAACACGGGCAGCACGGGTGATCGCTACGCCAATGGCGCCGGTCTTCAAATGTTCGTGGCGGCTGACACGGCGCTAGGCGCCAACGCGCCGACCTGCATTGTCAACTATCTGGACACGGGCGGCGGCGCTGGTGCGACTACCACATTCACAAGCACGGCCTCGCTCGGCGTGGGTCAACTGCTCAACTCTGGGACTGCGGCCAACAAGTACAACCCGTTCCTTCCGCTTGCGGCGGGCGACACGGGTGTGTCCGACATCGTCTCGCTGGTCTGGGCGGGTACGGCGCACGCTTCCGGCACGGTCATCATCGGCCTGTGCCGGCCGCTGTGGACAATCCCGGTCCCGGCGACGGGACTCTATACGAAGCTGGACTTTGTGAACGCGTTCCCATCGTTGCCGCAAATCAAGGACGGGGCGAACATTCAGTTTCTCATGTTCCAGACCGGCGCCACGACTTCAGGCGGCACGATCATGGCCGACTTTGACTGGGGATATGGCGGCTAATGGACAAATCTCTGCTCGACATCATTAGCGATTTCGCAAGCTGGCGGGGCAACCTGTTCACCCTGGCCGCGCTTCTTATTGAGCAGCATACGGAACTGGTTAAACAGCGCCTGATTGATGCGGGCTTTCAGGAAGCAGCGGATGCGCTCTAATGGCTTTGCTCCAGAACGGCTTCCGTGACGCATCGGCGGGCGTTCGTATCTTCGGGGCGACACAGAGCAACAACGCTTACCCGTCCACGACGCTTCATCACAATACGGGCTCACGACGGAATATCTTCACGACTCAAGGCTATTCGGCCAAGTCGGGTATCCCGAGCGGCCACCTGCATCCCTCAAGCTGGATGCTGCCTCAGAAGCCTGGCGGTCTGTCTAGCCACTCCGAAAGCATCGGCGTTGCGAGCTGGTCTGGCGGGATTGCTGCCGGACGGAATATCGTTGGCACGTTTGATGGTGCTGCGACGTTCACTGGCACGGGCCAGCTTGTCGTCTCGGGTGTCGGCTCGTTTGCCGGTGTCGGTGCCTTCGCAGGCAACGTCACGGCGGCGCTGGGTGCGGTTGGCACGTTTGCGGGTGTCGCTGCCTTCTCTGGCGCTGTACTTGC